ATCGGCGTGATGTGATTCGTATAGCCAAAGTAGCATTGAGCCGGTGCAGCTTCTTCGTTTGCGTCGAAGTAGACACCCAGCGGAGCCGATGCGAGCCGGCCGAAAGTGACAATGTAATAACCGTCCGCATCCTTATCACCAAAATAATTGCTCTCTCTGTCTACATTCTCGCAGTTGATATACAGCCGCGCCGTGCCGTTGATGGAGTTGCTAACCTTTACCGGCAAGAGCAGATTTGACGGAGTAACCACGCCCAGCTGATGCAGATCGGATGGATCCAGGCTGTAGATTTTGGTCTGAAGTTTGACAATCAGATCATCGCCGTATTTGTAGACTTCATTCATGACCACAAGGACAATGCAGCTATGCGCTTCGTCGTATCTGATGCGAGTGCGGGCGTTTATCGAGTCGTTCCAGGTAGTGAGACCGTCAGCGGTCACGGTGTAAGCCGTACCCACTCCGCCGGAGAGCTTCACGATAGTGAATGTGATCGTCGTGCCATACTTACCGGAGCCAAGTAGGATGTATGTCGTGCCGTCAGAAAGAACACACGCGGAAAGCTGATAATCACCAAGGGACCCGGTACCGCTCCACGCAACAGAGCCGTCAAGGTTAAATATGTCAATGTCATACGATCCGGACTTCTGCACAACGATATATTCACCGGTGTAGCCGTTGTCCGCATCAATTCCGATGTCATAGGAGCCGGAAGCATAGGAATACACAACCGTGTCGCTTGTCTCGCCGTCCTCATAGTCGCCGAGCAATACATGGACATCTGTAACGCCGCCGCTTTCTTCCAGGTACGCAAAGCCCCCGGTGACGCCGCAATATTTCGATGTCGTGATGGATGTTTCTTCAAAGCCGTCAGGATGCGCGAACGCAATCCCGTTGCTCGTCCTGGGCAAAAAACCGGTGTCGTTTGTTTTGACCTCCGCTCCATACGGCGGGCAACCCCTGGCTTTTCTTCGACCCAATTCCGAATAGACACCGTTGACGGAATATCCTTCAGACACCTTGTTGCTGTTTGCCATCACATTTTTCAGGTTGTACGGGATGATGGAAAACTCGAAATCTGTTTCCAGCTCCTTCCCTTCGGCCGTCACATAGTTGACCTCGGCATCATAATCTCCCTCGTCATAATCGGACAAGCTGTCGCCGTCTGCCGGGTCTGTGGTCACATCGCCGGTGATGGTGAAGGTGGTGCCGTTGTTGTTTACGGCCCGGACAACCATCCCGTCCGTGGTGAAGAGGTCGTCTTTGTAATATGCCGTCACCGTTGGCGGGGTCACAACCTGGATGCTCTTTACATAAACCTCGAATGTGATGCCGTTGCCCCAGAGGAACTCGTGGACATCATTCGCAACGATAGCAGAAGCTCCGCCCGCCATCTGCAGCTTCACGGTGTAGGTGTGCGCACCAACGGAGAGGTTTTTCAGCGCATAATCGAAGTTGATTGTGTCTTTGCCCTCGTCAACGATGAACTGCGGATAAAGGTCGCCGATCTCGATGCCATCCAGGAAGAGCACCACCCGCGCCACGATGTCGCCGATGGTGAAGATGTCCGCCGCTTCCGTCTCCGTTGCCGTGGTGGTCATGACAATTTCCGTGCTCACATTCGTGATGTTTTTGGTGTCCGTAACCTCGAACGGATAAGCCAGCACCTCGACCAGGCTCCCGTCGCTGATGTTCACCGCGTCTGCATTCCGTACAACGGTCATTGTTCCCTTTTCGGAACTGACAGAAGAGCTCACGCCGTCAATGCGCTTGTCCGTCGCACTCTTCGCCGTAGCTTCTGCAGGGTTTTTACCGCCGCAGGAGAGCTTGTAGGCCGCGTTGCAAGTGTATGTATAGGATGTGACGGCTCCCTTTTTAGAGCTGCTTAAAAAGCCGTCTGTGAAGGTCAGGACATCGCCCAGGTCGAAAATTGGACATCCGGTCAGGTTCACATCGAAGGGCGTGTAGTTGACATTCTGCAGGCCCGTGAGGATGTTCCCCATCGCCGTGTCGCGGTCTGCGTCCGTCCCGATCTGCAAAAATGGATTTTTCCCGAGCTCATAGCTTAAGCCGTTGTTGGGGTTCACATGGTAGTCAAAGGATATTTCCATCGGCTGACAATCCAGCCACACCTCTGTGATCCTGGTGGTGAAGTCCTTGAAACTCGCCCCCTGATGCCGGTGCTCATCGTCGAAGGTAAAATCCGATGCCGACTTGAACGGCACAAGAATCAATTCTCCGTATCGGTTTATCGTCGCGTTAGAGCACAAGGTCTGCGCGATCCAGGAAAGCAAATCTCTAAAGGTAGTGATGTCGTTGTCGCTGAACATCTCCAGCTGCATGGTGCCATTCGGAAGCGCTGCAACATCGCCCCAGCTCATGCCAAAGTCAACACCGCATTTCTGGCAGATCAGGCGGAGCAAAGGAAACGCCGTCCGGCCCAGCACCATCGAGCTGGCTTCTGATCCGCCGCCACCACCTGCCGCGTGATACGGTGTGCAGTATTTGTCGAACTTTGTCATATTGTCGTAGGCTTTCACGGTCACGCCTGACGCGCTTATGGTGGCTTCCTGCACCGTGAACACTCCGAGGGGAACATCTTCCCAGGTGTCCGTGTCGGGATCCGTCAGCAGGCTGAAAATTGGCGTGATAACCTTCCCCTGCCATGCTCCGTCTGCAATACCCACATTTCGGAATGTGGCGGTCAGCTCACCAATGTAAACATTCCCGATCCCAATCTCTGCGCTGTCGCAAATCTTGTTATTTATAGAAAAAGACCCCGCCAAAATATTAGCGGGGCCAAAAGTAACATTGTCGATGGTGCCAGACACCTTATGAGATTGTGCCGGAGCCATCATAGCGGTTAAAAAGTCAGCAGATACGGAATACATATCAATCCTCCGTCAGACAGATTAGAACGATACCAGCTCGAAGCTAAAGGAATAATAACGATGATCGGTGTCCTCAGAGATCAGGGACGCGCTATAGGATCCCGGATCAATGAACATAGTGTGCGTCACATAATCCACCTCCGTCTCGTCCCAGACATCCACGGAAAGGGAATTTTTCTGAACAGCCGCATCCAGCAGGACCTTTTCTTCTTCCGTTCCCTTGTAAGACACGCTCAAACCGTAAATGCCAGCGCGGGTCACGAGCCTGTTTTTTGTGCCTGCTTCCGTCTTGAAGATCTGTTCTTCGGACCCCAGCTTCTCCGTGTATGAGTCTTTTGTGATCGCCAGCTCGTCGCCGTCAATTTCCAATGTTATCTTGAAACTCATCTGCCGCCGCTCCTATAGTTTGCCCGCTGTTGCGCGGAAATAACGATTTCGTCAATCTTCTCGTTGCCGATATACACCGGGATTATCGTGTCACCAGCACCAACGCCAGCGGCCGCCATGTCTGCATAAGTCAGAGCCGCTCCGGAGGTTCCAACAGCCGTGACGGTTGCAGTCATGTCCTGCCCGATCATTCCGGCAAGCTGGCCCATCGCTTCCTGAACCGATCCGAGGTTCCCGGTGATGCCCCGGGCGAACAAATCCATCATGTCAGGCGCAAAAGTATGGAAGTTGGACAGTGGGCCCTCGTCAGGCTCCGAAAAACCGATGAAGCCTTTGATGAGGTCGCCCAGGCTCGAAAGGGTTTCCTTTACCTTGTCGAATTTTGCCTTGATTCCGGCGATGAAGTTGTCAATCAGGTCCTTGCCCCAATTCTTCGCCTCTTCAATCTTCTTCGAGAAGCCTTCCTTTACCTTCATGACGATTTCTGCGCCCTTCTCGATGACCTGCCCGAATGCGCTGGCAATACCGCTGACAAGGGAGCCAATAAGCTGCACGCCTGCTGCCACGATTGCCGGGAGCGCCTGGATCAGAGCCGTCACAAGGTTCATGATGATTTCGGGGCCTTTCGCTATGATCTGCGGCAAAGCGTTCACGATACCCTGCGCAAGTGCAATCATCAACTGCAAGGCCGCGTTGATAAGCTGCATAAGCATATCCGGCTGAGTGAGCTCGTCAACGATGGACAGCACCACCTCAACAATCGCCGGGATCAGCGTCGGAAGGTTCTCAATCAAACCGTTTGCGATGGTCAAAAGAATGTTCAGCGCCACATCTATGAGCGTTGGAAGGTTCTCCAAAACGAATGTTGCAATCGTTCCGAGGAGCTGAAGAGCCGCATCAGCCAGAGCAGGAAGATTGTCCATAATGGCCTGCGCCAATGCTTCGACGATACCCAAACCGACATTCAAGAGCTCCGGGAGCTTTTCCGTCAGCTGTGCCACGAGCGTGTCGATGCTCGCGGAAATAGTGGCCATACCTTCTTCTGTGTCACCCGTGAAGAGTGCCGTCAGACCGTCCATCACGCCCGTTAAGCCCGGGAGCGCTTCGGAAAGTGCCGCACGACCAAAGCCGGAAAGCGATGTCTGCATATCCTGCAGGGAATCCTGGAAAGCCGCCGCATTTTTGACGGCATCATTCGACATCACACCGCCGAGCTCGTGCACACGGTCCCGCATTTCCTGTGTTTCTTCTGCGGAAGTGTTCAGCAGTGCGCCCATTTCCTGCGCTGACCGTCCTAGCAGATCCTGAGCGAGTGCCGCCCGTTCTGCACCTTCTGGCATACCCTGCAGAGCCGTGATGACCTTCTCCAGAGCGAGGTCGGAATCCTGGGACATTTCCTGGATGTCCATCATGGAAAAACCTAATTCCGAAAGAGGTCCTAAACTGTCATAAGCGGATTCGTACAGCTTATCATAAGCTTCGTTGTACTCATCCAGCGTGATGGTTCCGTTGTCGAGCTGGTCATCCAGTGCCGCCTCAGCCGCAAGCGTCTCGCTCATCACGGTGCCAGCATCAGCAAGCGTGCCGTTTAAGGTTTTCATACCTGCCTTCAACGACTCGATGGATGTTCCGGAGTGCTGGAGGACCGCATCCCATTCCTGATAAGCCTCTGCAGATATTCCCATCTTTTGGGACATCTTGTCGATGTTATCGCCGTAAGCTGCGACATCACCGGCCGAAGACACAAACGCCTTCCCTGCCGCCACAGCAGCGCCAGCGACGGCCGTAGTGGCTGCACCGGCAACAGCGAGTCCTTTTCCTAGTCCGCTAGCAAAAGAAGATCCTGCTTTCTTACCTGCGGAACCACCGGCAGAGTCTGCCGCCGCGCCGAGCTCGTCAGATATTGTTTTCTGTGCTCCCTCCATCGAGGGAATGATCGTCACTGTCGCCCGTGCGACTTCCGGTGCATTTCCTGCCATGTTCTGCCCTCTTTTTCTCAAAAAAGGCGATCAGCTCGTCATGCGAGACTGCACCTTTTCCGATTTTCCTTATGTTCTCCGGCTCCTTCTGCCCTGGTCTCGGATATGGCTTCGGTCTCTTCTGCCGTTTATGGGATCCAATCGCTACCAGGTTGCTGTTAATCACAGCCAATACGTCATAAATATCCGCAAGTATCGCATTCGTCTTTTGTCGAGTGCTCCACTCATATGCTTCCGGATTAAGCTCCCGCCGGATTGCTGATTCCGGTGGAAGATGAAAAATGAACGACTTAAGGGAGCGCCATGAAAGCACGCTCCCTATATCGTCCATAGTGTAAACAGTAGACATTAAGTCTGCTTCAAGCGCCTCACGGTGTTGGTCGATAAATTCCGCGAGGCTTAAGATTCCCCCATATTGATACCTGCTACTCTTTCGGTCTCATCACGCCACGCCTTCATGATCTGTGCGAGGTTGGCGAAAGTGAGGCTATCAAGAACTTCTTTCGGCATGTGCTGGCCTAAGAAGTTGTAAATATCCTCATCCGTGCGCAGTGCCTTGAGCTGCTTCACGGTCATCGCAGTACCTAACGGAATCATATACGACTCTTCCCCGATTTTGATCTCGAGGGAGTCGATTTGCTTCGGATCTCTAAGCTCAACAACCATTTATGAACTCGAACCAAGTCCTTCGTCCACGATAATCTCAAGGCTATTATCGAGGGCCGTGATAGTAGGAGTCCAGTTGATACTAGCGCCGGGAGCGAAGGAAACAGCCTCAACGGACTGAATCTGCCCCTTGCACATGATCGCGATCATGCTGTCACCGTCCTTCATCAGGAACAGGAACTGCTCGGGGTCAGGAAGATCGGAGCTGGAGACGGACGCTTTGATCAATTTTCCGTGTCCGCCTGCTGCAGGAGTGACGGTCACATTGTCCGAACCCAGAACAGTCTTCAGAGCTTCCTCAGTGGTGTCCATGATCGGAGCCTGGATCGTCTCACTATGATCGGAAAGGATCACGCGCTTGAGCTGGTTCGCCCAATTCTTCAGATTTTCCGTGGACTTATCCATCGTGAGGGTGATTCCGTCAGCGGTCACGTCGCCAACGTGCTTCCATCCGGCTGCAAGAGCCTCTGCCGGGTAGGAAGGAAAAGTCGTGCCAACCGGAGCATGATAAAACATACCCGTAGCAAGACCAATGCCGAGTAAAACGTCAGACATTTTCTTATACCTCCATAGTCGTTTCGTGAGCGACAACGATAAGCGTCGCGCTGCACATAGCCAGGTCAGGCCGTGCCGGGTCGTTGCCCCAACTGCCGCCTGCGTTAATAGTTACATGTCGAAGAGCTGACGACTGCTTCTTTGCGATGGTCTTAAGCAGTCCGACCGTTTTCCGAAGCAATTCATCCGCCGCAGCTTCGCTTGCCGCTCTCGCGTATAGCGTCACCATGAACGAATTGATTGTGTCTCGCTCCGATCCGCCGATCTTCCTGATCTCAATGCTGGGGACGGTAAACTGCGCAGGGAGCGGACGACAGTACACCGTCACATAAGGCGTTAAAGCCTCCCTGATTTCGTTTTCTATGTCGATTGCAATAGGAATAATCATATTAAACCGCTCCCGATAGTGCATTGTATTCCGCTTCAGCCAGAGCCGCCGCGCGATCAATAGGCTGCACGAAGCCAACCCAACGACCGCCGCCAAATCCTCCGATCATCACGGTCTTCTTATAACCTTCGCTTTGCTCCTGCAAATTCCCGTTTGCTCGCTCCTGAATGCCGGTCGCCGCCTCATCGACAAGCGCCCGAACACCTTCGGAAACGAGTATGTCGTGGAATCCTTCGGAGAAAAATTCTATCTTGATCTGTTTTGCCATCAGCCGCTCCATCTCATCAGATTAAGCTGGATATGATCGAGACCTCCCGTAGCGGAAGGCCATTGTCTCGGGTCTCCGTTGATCGTGTAGGTTTTGCCATTGTACTCGATCCGGTCGCCCGCGGTTATATCCGCATCTTTTGGGACATACGCCGTCAGCCCGTCAGCCAGGGCCATAACGCGACCATCTTCAGACAGTGATGTGCTCGCAGGCTGAACGGAACAGCCGGAGACATCTTTCGTCGTTGCATGCTCCCAATCGGGAACAGTAGATCCGCGCTCGGTCTTTGTGGCGGGTCTGATTCTTGTGATGGTGTCTCTCCAAAAACTCAGCATATCAATACACCCCCTGCAACCTGTACGCATTCAGGATTTCCTTTGCATAGTCCGAAAGAGCTCCTGCCTGTCCTCCCTGCGCCCAACTGTTGTTATAAGTGATCGATACTCCGCCAGATGCTTCCGAAGTGACACCATAGCTCTGCGCTACTGCATGAGTGATCTGCGCCGCCGCAACATCTTTGATCGCTCCAGCCATGCTTTCAGACACTCCGGCAGTGTATTTCACCTCAATCGGCGTATGGAGACCGATGAAGGCAAAATCAACCCCGAAAACGCGGAGAAGGCCGGCAGGATCTACGGAAAAGTCCTCAAAGGACACATCGCCGATCTTAACGCTAGCCACCGCGCTTACAAATCTTGCCGGGAGCTGAATCTGTACATGGGAACCGGCTCTCGTCACCCGCCTGTCGAAAAACGTAGCATTAAACACGCACGACTCGGACGGGAAAAGATGCCATCCGCAATAATTCCGAATAGACATTGACGCAGCACTAATCCCCGGAGCGATCCGTGTATCTCCGTCATACTTCGACGCAGTACGCGCATCGAACTCCGCATCCGTAAGAAGAGCCGGAAGATCCGCGTCGCTTTCGATGGAATAGCCCCAGGGCGTTAATGTAGCACTCATTTTGTGGTTCCTTTCTTCGCCTTGTTAGTAGGCGCTTTCGCTTTATTCGCGACCTTCTTTTCCTTCTGCTCGACTACGGGCTCAGGCTCGGGAGCCTTTGCGGGCTCCTCTGCCTTTACCTCAACAGCGCCCGCAGGAGCCGTTTTGTCGTCAAAGTAATGCTTCCGGCCGCGATACATGTAAACCTTCAGCATAAAGACCTCCTTAAGAGCTGGAAGCCACAGTGCCGACCAGCACGAACGCATCGGGAACTCTGGTGGCGAGCACCATTCTCTCCTCGATGCGGACGGTCACGCGATTCTTGATGAAGTCGTCCTGATCGCTGTTGGAAACCTCAGCGCGGAGGCCTTCGCCTGCCTTAGTGACAACAGAAGCGCCAGCCTTGAACGCACCGACGATTGCAGCGCCCTCGGGAACTGCCTGGGACTCGACCACGTTCAGACCCCAGATGCGGGGATTTGCAGCGTATGCGCCGTTGCCGTAGCTGCCGTAAGCAGGGCCGCCCAGCAGGTACTGCTGATTGCTGTCCTTGCTCAGAAGCAGGGTCTCAAGGTCAGCGGGATTGATCAGGAGAGCATCGGGAGCATACCCGGTAGCGGTTCTGACTGCCTGCTTTGCCTTCAGAATGTTGTCGAAGGAAATGGTGCTCTGACCAGCCTGCACACCGGAAGCGATCAGGGAATCGACCAGATTCTCCTCAACAGCCTTTCTGAACTCATAGATTCCACGGTTGCGCAGAGCAGTCTCCAGGAATGCCGCATCGCTCAGGAGCTCATCGGTCTCCTTCATAAATGCCGCAACCTTCTCGAGTGCTACGGTCTTTGCTTCATAGGGAATGTGGATCTGATTCTTTGCCGCACCCTCGTTCACGACACCAATGGTGCCCTCGAGATTGCCGGTCACGAAGTAGGTCAGAGCGTTGCCGCTAATGGTCTCAGCGCCGAACAGGCCGCGCACGGTCAGCTCAGGCTGGGGATCAACCACGTTCTTGTCAGTGTCAGCGATACGGGTCAGGCCCATCGCTTCGTTATCGTTGTATGCCTTCATCTCGAAGGAACGGGAGCCCTTCTCGGTCTTCAGGTCTTCCAGGTGCAGATCGGTCATTTCATCCTCCTCGGCTTTCGCATTCTCATCTTTTCCAATGTTTTCAAGCATCTTCTCGGCTTTCTCGGCCTTCTTCACAAGATCATCGAGTCTCTCGATCTCTTCCATGAGCTCCGTGCTGGACTTGATTGCTTCCTCGTTGCCTTCCTTGACGGATGCCTCAAGACCCTTGAGCTCGGCTTTCTTTGCTTCGAGCTGTTCTTTCAGGTTCATCGTGTTTCTTCCTCCTTCAGTTTCTGAATAAAATCAAGTACCTTTTCCGCTTCAGGATTGCTTCCCTTCTGATCCTCCCCCGCCGGGTTGTCTTTCGGTTCGTCCTCTCCATCATCGGTGCTATCTAAAACGCCCTGTAAAAGCGTTATAGCCTGTTTGATCGCGTCTTCGTCCTTCTTGCTGTTGCGTCTGCCGGACTTGACATCTACCACCTGCGCATCGTCATTTGCAGGTACGGTCACACAAGAGATCTCAAACAGATCGAGCTCGCGCAGCTCGTTCGCCTTCGTTCCGTCCTCTAACGTGACCAGACCTTCCTCAAGCGTGTCATAGGCGAAAGAAAAACTGCGAAGCCGTCCGTCCTTGTAAAGCTCGCGGACTCTCTGCGCCTCTTCCGTAGCATCGAAATCTGCCACGAAATGCAGTCCCTTGTCATCCTCGTCTGCCGTAGCCGTTCCAATGAAGGACTTCAGCTCGTTCATCTGATGCGCCCACAGAAGCGGAATACCTACGCCACCATTCCAGCGGGTCTTTAAGGTGTTCGTGAACGCTCCCTGCTTCACAACATCGCCATAACTGTCCGGACGACGGATCCATGTGCTCGCATAGCCCTCGATCTGGCCGTTGCCCTCGTCCTTGTATTTGACTTCAAAACTTTTGATTTTCATTTTTACTCCTCCGTGATGATCACTTCCGTGGTGCAATTACAGTAACAGCTTTCGTCCGGCTCCAGGTTGTCATCACCCGGCCAGAATGCTCCGTTTGAGAAAGCCTCACCGACCGGAACCGTCTCGCCGTTCATCAGTGCGTGAGAGCTTCGCGGGTTGTCACCCGTCACCCATATCTTCTCAATCTTCTTGTTGATTCCCTGCTGCTTTGCCTGCTCCGGCGCTTCGTGCATCGCCGCCCAGCCGACCACAGCAAGCGCGAGATAATGTCCGAGTGCTTCCGACTGCGCATTTTCGCGAACATCAAAAACGTGCGCCGGCGTGTGCTCCTCATCCTCTTCCTCGTCTTCAGCCGCTTCGTCGATCACTTCCTGAAGTTTGCGCCGAGTGCTTTCATTGATCGCCGCTGCGCGTCCTTCTGCGACCTTCCGAAGATAGTTTCTCGTCTGCTCGGTGTCGTATTCCGATCCGATCAGTTTCGCCATGCTGGTCCCGTGTGCGTCTGCAACCTTCTGGATCAGCGGTTCGAGGTCGTCAGCAAGCTCTTTATCCCAGCGCTTGCCATTCCACCAATCATCGGAATCTGCTCCGATCCGCGGGATCACACTGTCGCCCTGACGCTTAAAGAACTTGCTCAAAGCCTTCGCGATGCTCTCCTCTTCCTTCTGCGTGGCGCTTACCCGCGTCCGGGAGGCATCTGCTTTCTTCCGCATCTTCAAGGGTGCGGGCTCCGCAGTCATCGGCTCCTGCTCGTCCATGTGTGTGTCCGTCGGGCTCGCCTGTCCGCCTTCGGTCACGTTCAGCGGGACGATCAGATCATCACCGCCCTCAAGCGGCGGGAGGTTGTTGTCCGCTCTCGCTTCGTTTCTTGTCATCCACGGGCCGCCGACTGCACTCTGAAGGATAGACGCTCTCTCCTCAAAGGATCCCTTCAGCTTCTCGCGGAGATCAAACTCGACATAAGTCCGATCCGAAGCTCCGACCATCGGCAGCAGGAAGGCATTGATCCTCTGCTGGATCATCTGAATCACAGGCCCTAAGCACTCCGCATAAAGGGCTCGCGCGTTATCCTTGCTGCTCGCGTATGTCTGCGTGTCGCTGTGCCATACCAGGGACGGATTGATCATGTACGCCGCCGCAACACTCTCGCGAGAGAGCTTGACCGATTCCGCCCATTGACTCTCTTTGAACGAAGTATTGAAGGGCTTGATCTCCATCCCGTCCTCCATGATCGGGATCGATCCTGCCTTGTCACCACCAGCGCCCCACGCCTCCCGGAAAGCCTCTGCAAAAGTCCTCCGCGCGTTTTCGTCCCACGGTGCGACATCCTTCGGCCTTGTGATCTGCGCATTCAGTCTGCCGGAACTATGCCAAAGCTGTTTCCGGAAATTGCCCGCTTCGATTTGTTCCTGAAGCGTCTGACGCAGACCGCTGATCGGGGAGATATACCCTCCGGGATTTCCAGGGCTGTATGTTTTGAAGCAGACAAACTCCTCGCGCGGGATCTCCACGCACATGCCATTCTTCGTTGATACCCGTATCGCGTCCGGCGCGTACCGAGTGCCGCCCACGGCCTCCTGCACCCATTCGGAAGGTATAATCCGCATTTGATAACCAGATGACGAGTCCGCATCGACCGCCACCCAAACATATACGCAGCCGAAAACGTAATACTCAACCGCAAGCGCTCTAATAAACTCATAAGCCGTCTGATCCCTGTTCGGAAGCCACAGAAGTTGAGCCGCAACAGAATTACGGTCGCGTCTGCGGTCATTTTCGCCGTCACGCGTGTACACCTTCAGCGGGAGCTGGGCGATACTATTTGATAGAAAATTGACCACCGCTTGCAGGTTGTCCTGCGTCTGATACAGTTTGCTCGCAGTATAATTCAGCACCTGCGTCGGAGCGTCGCTTCCAAGCGAGATCTGCACGACCGTCGGTCTGAGAATCGCCCGAAGCCTATCCATAATTGAAGCCATCGCCTCATCCTCCTACTAAATTCCGCCGCTTAAGCCAGGCGATCCGCGCGTCAATCGCTTCCCTCGCCCATTCGTGACGCATCTGCTCACGCTTTCGCATCAGCGTTCCTACTTCCAGATAAAAGCCGGAGTCTCTTCTAACGTTTACTACTGAGGTCGTTGTGGAATTATCCCGCACCAACCACTCATACAGATCATCGTGGACGACCGCTGCCGTCTCGCAGACATCACACTGCATGATATGCTGGAAACAATCATCCACAGACAACCATTCCGGGAACTCCACACACTTTTCAGATCGGACGGCCTTCGTCCACGGCATCCCCCATTGAACCTCTTTGCAGATGTCCGCCGGAGTGATCGGATCCGGGTAGCGGTCGTGATGTCTTCCGCGCAATCCCGTTGAAAGTGCCGTCTTTATGAAGTTAAAACGCACGATGTCGGGGAGATTGTTCGCTTCCGCGCACTCTTTCAGCTTTTTCAGCGCGTCATCGTCGATCAAGATGTCATCGTCATCGAGCCACAGCGTGTATGTATCATCCGTGAAGTATTTCATTCCCTCGTTACGTGCGCCCGCTGCATAGCCTTTTTTCTCCATGCGAATCAGCAAATCAGGGTTCAGACTCTCCGCGACTTCGGGTGTCATTCCATCCGTGCTCTGGTCGTCTACGATGATCAGGTGATAATCATCGATACTTTGTCCGCGGATCGTCTCGACCATGCGCGGCAGGAACTCCTTGCCGTTATATGTCGGGATAATGATGCGAAAAAACCTCGCTTCTGTTTTCTTAGCTTTCATAAACAGACCTTTCTGGGAAGATGTGCTCAAAACACTCCGCCAGCGCCCGACATGCCGCAGAATAGTGCTCCGCGTCCAGATCGCCAGCGTCATTTATGCAAATCATGTCCGTCTTTCTCTCCGCCACGCTTCTGACCACCGGGCCGAAGTCGTTATTTATGCGGACATACTCGAAGGACGCGCCAAACGGTGCATATTCGCCCTTGTACATGGCGAAATAGTTGTAAATATAGCCGGTCACGTTCTGCCTGGTACGCTGTGCCGTCACGGTGGAATCAATCCGATCCCCGCAGATCTGTCCGACTTCCTTCATGTGCCGCGTCAGGATCCCTTTCATGCAGTGCTGAGGCTTCAGGAGAGTCCATTTATCCGTCCGCGGTACACCCGCAGCATCCGCAGCCAGGTCCATTCCGTTCCGGCAGCTCCGGCGGAAAATATTCTGCACGTGGTAATCCGACTCCTTGAAACACAAGCGCGGCCTTTCACCATCGAAAAACGCGCCCTCATCCATCGGACGAAGCGCGAAAAAATCGTCATTTCCGTATACAAATCGATCAGACAAACCATCGATCCGCCACATGTCCGACTCAATCGCGGAGCTGGAGAACGTTGGCCGGTGTATTTCCGGCATAAAGTCCTCATGCAGAACGATCCTCACTTTGTCGCGGTTTACCCATTCTGGGACCTGCGACGGAGCGCTCACGATCAGGACGATCCGATCAATGAACGGCATATTCACCGCCACAGAGCGGAAAGCATATCGGAGAGTGCCAAAAGGTCGGAAACGTGATATATCAATATTTTTCCCGATGGCCTTCTCATACTCCGCTTGCCAATAAGGATCTTCGCAGTCAACAAAGGGAAGCACATAATCCATCATATAAACAACACCCCCGCGCCCTGCGCATAAGAGGACTCATAGATTTTCTTTTCAGACTTAATCCGCGTCGCCGCCGCAAACGCACAGAAGCATGCGAACAGCGGAGCAATATCGTCCGGGCTCTTTGTGCGGTCAGGGAGCTCTACGCCGCCGCCAATGTTCCGAAGCTGACAGGTCTTTGCCGGCGTATCAAGAACAGGCTGTGCAAGGTGATAAATCCTAAGCCCTCTCCGCGGAGCTTCGCCGTCTTTCTGCGGTGCATGGATGGAGATTGCGTCATAAAAGCGCCCCCAACCGTTCGTAAGCTCGCCGCCTTCGATTGCAATCCGCTCAACGTTTGGAAGAGTGCAGACCATTTCACCGAGTCCGGCAGCAGGCGCACCCCTTGTCTGAAAAGCGACGCTCATTTTCCCGCGAACAGCTCTTTCTCGGAACCAATCCACGACCCAATCCGTCCCGGGCCGTCTCGCGATAACCTCGATGTGATAATTTCCGTCCTCGCGCATACCACAGACCGCGATGGAAGACCACCGCCTGTCTGGTGACAGGTCAAGTCCGTAAAAAAGCGGGCTCTCCGGTGCGATTTGTGACTCCGTATCAAGCGCATTCTCCCATGATCCGTCCGGGAACGGATTCGGAAGGACCGTTTCGACCTGTTGGCACATACATTCCGACCGAAACTTATTTTCCGGGAATGTCGCTCTGTTTGCCATTAAAGCTCGCATAGTCAAGAGGCCGTAACCCAAAGCGGGATTTGCTTGGGCCAGCGCTTCAGGATCGTCAGTCTTCGCACCGTCAGCGGCGGACCACTCAAAAAGACCTAACGACCCACCGTCAACATCGCCGCCAAAATCCTGCGCAGATGTGCCCTCTATCTCGGCCATAGCTTGACTACGGAGCTGCCTTAACACTATCGAATCAGGATCACCGGCATTACTGAAACAGAAAATCACGGCGTTCGGCTTTGCGTTCGTGGAAGCAGCTGCAGCGGACCAGGTTTCCCAATCCCGATGCTCACGGACCTCATCCAGCATAACCAGGTCATTCGAATCGCCACGGCCTGCCCGTCTTGTGGGGGCTCCGACCTTGTACTGTCGATTTTCCGTCAGTATCAGGCGCTTGTTCCCGTTTGTCCTGCTCACTCGCTCAATGTCAGCGGCCAGCTCCGGGATGTATTCCTGATCTCGGATCACCGCTTCCCAAACCTCCTCCGCTTTATCCAGCGAAAGAGATGTGCCGAAGATGCTCTCACTTTGGAGAACGTTCAAAAAAAACGATGCCAACACTTCGGAAAGCACCGTCTTGCCGTTCTGCCGGCTGATTAAAAACAAAACCGTCCTATATCTGAAATGCCATTCCTTCGCCAGGCTCCCCACGATCTCCAGCGAATGAATCAGCGCCCACTCTTGCCAGGGGTAAAGCTCTTTATGCAGGACCGTGTTCGCGTACTCGATAGCCGCATATCCTAAAGAGGTGCGGGAAGTCAGCTTGCGGAGCGGTCTTGTGTACACCCTCGGCGCTGTTGAGCCTTTAAGCTCGCTCATTTAGCCACCTTGAACTTTTTCCGGAGCTCTGCCATGTCGGAGATCTGCGTGGGGGCTTTGTTCTCCGAAAGAATATCCTGCAGATTATCCAGCGCCGCCGCATAGTCTCGGACGGTTGCCCGGAACTCCTGGACAGCGGGATTTTGCTTCATAGCCTTTTCGCCCTGGGTGGTGGTCAGCTCCTGCGCCAGCGGCATATCCTTGTATGCAGGAATCTCTTTCTCAATCTTCTCCTGCATAGCGAGCACCGCGTCTGCCAGAGTCTCGGCCATTTCTCTGATCTCCGGCTTCACTCCTGCGCATAGCTCCTGGGCCTTCGTTAATTTCTTTTTGTTCATCATGCACCTGCCTCTCAATGCGCCTTAATTAAGCCCGGAAACGGCTAAGGCGGGCCGCTTTCGTGTTGCAATCACTATCCGGGCTATGTTATGGCCCCTCTACGGCCAAAAATTCGATTTGAAATCTAGGGGAGGGAAAAAAT